TGATGATGCAACTACAGAGATTGATAGAATTGAAGAAGAAGTTCAACTCAAATATCAACTACCAGATGACTTCATGATGGGATAAGATGGCAACAAACCACTACTTCAATCACTACGGCGAAAACACACCAGACCAAAGACTTATTGAAAACTTGATTATTGAATCAATCAAAGTCTATGGGATTGATGTGCACTATATGCCAAGAACTCTAGTTAAAGAGGACTTGTTATATGGTGAAGACAGACTTTCACAGTTCAAGGATCAAAGAGTGATTGAGATGTATATCAAGAATGTTGATGGTTTCGGTGGTGATGGCACATTTGTTTCTAATTTTGGACTTGAGGTGCGTGATCAGATCACTCTTACAGTATCAAGAAGAAGATTCAAAGAACTTAATTTTGAAACTAATGGTAGAGATGTAGAACCAAAAGCCGGTGATCTCATATACTTCCCTCTTACAGATGGTTTATTTACCATTTTGGATGTGCAGTCTTCAAATGTATTTTATCAAGCAGGAACTTTACAATCTTTTGATCTCGTTTGTGAATTGTTCTCATATTCAGATGAGAAGATTGACACTGGCATAGAAGAAATAGATGATATTGAAGAACAACAATCATTTGTCCGTACTTTTGAATTAGCATCAAGTCCTGCAGTTTCTGGTACTTTCCAAGTTGGTGAAACTGTCACAGGTGGTACTTCAAGTAAAACTGGTGAAGTTGCAAAATGGGATGCTACAACAAGGTATCTATATCTTATCAATATGACTGGCAATTTTACAGTAGGAGAAATACTTACTGGTGCAACAAGTTTGGCTACAGGTACATACGAAACCAAACAGACAACGGATGAAGCAGTTGAGACATTATCCAGTATTGAATCTGGTGTTCAGAATGAAATCACTACAAACAAACAAATTGAAACCGATGCAGATTCTATATTAGATTTCACAGAGGGTAATCCATTTAGTGAAGGGACAAACTACTAATGTTAGGTTCTACCTTTTATCATCAAACGATACGCAAATATGTGGCTGCTTTTGGAACACTTTTCAATGATCTAAAAGTTGAGAGAAAAAATTCTGGTGGGGCAGTGGTTGAAAGAGTAGGTGTACCTCTTGCTTATGGACCAAGACAAAAGTGGTTGTTGGCATTGAGAGAGTCTATTGAACAAAGAAAAGTTCTGGCAACAAAGACTCCAAGAATGGGTTTTGCTCTTACTGGACTAAACTACGATCCCGGCAGAAAACTTAATACACTTGGAAGAAATATTGCTGCAAATACCTCTGCAGGAACTTCTTCTTTGATGACACAATATAACCCTGTCCCATATAACTTTGACTTTGAACTTTACATTTTGGTGAATAATGCCGAAGATGGTACTCAAATTTTAGAACAAATTTTACCTTATTTTACACCAGAGTTTACAGTCACTATAAACACTGTCCCAGATATGGGAATCAAGGCAGATGTTCCAATTGTTTTAAATTCTGCAAGTCAAACCGATGAATATGAGGGAGATCAAGCTACCAGAAGAACAATAATCTGGACTTTGAGTTTCTTGATGAAGGGTTACGTTTATCCAGATATTAAAACCAGTGCAGTCATCAAGACCATTGAGGTCAACTTTCGTATTCCAGCAAACACAGAGGATGGTGATCTTGTGCAAGAATTTGTTGTTCTTGAATCTACGATTGAGGGTGCAAGAACCTCTGACTATATACTTCTTGAAACAGGTAATTACGAAAGAATACTTAACGAATCTTCAAGTCAGGATGTCGGTGATGCAACAGTTAAGACACGATACACAGTTACACCTTCTCCAACAACTGCCACTGCAGATTCTGACTATGGTTTTAGTGAAACTTTTGAATTCTTTAGTGACAGTAAAAACTTTGACCCAACCACAGGTGAAGACTTTACATGATGAAAGACATAGATGCTCATCTTGACGAGGTTTTAGGAATTGTTGAAACCCCTCAGAGAGATGTTGCAAAAACGGAAAAAGTAAAGCCTCTTGTCAATGGTCAGGAAGATGAAACAGACTTTCAGTATGCCAGAGAAAATCTGTATAATCTGATTGAACGTGGTCAAGACGGACTTGAAGAACTCCTTGAGATTGCCAAACAGTCTCAACATCCCAGAGCATTTGAAGTAGTCGGTCAGATGATTGACAAACTGGCAAATACCAACAAAGAACTTCTCAATCTCCACAAAACCAAAAAAGACATTCAAGCAGAAAAGACCTCTGGGCCAACGAATGTCACTAATGCCTTATTTGTAGGTTCCACAAGTGAATTACAAAAATTACTAAAAGGTAAGACAGATGGCTGAAACGTATCTTGGTAATCCTAATCTCAAGGCAGTTGGCCAAAACGTAGAGTGGACGGAAGAATCCATCAAGGAATACAAAAAATGTTGGGAAGATCCAGAACATTTTATTCAGAACTATGTCAGGGTGGTGCATGTAGATAAAGGTTTAATCTCATTTGATATGTATCCCTATCAGAAGAAAATGATAAACACTTTCATAAATGATAGGTTTGTCATTTGTAAAATGCCCAGACAGACAGGTAAATCAACGACAATCATATCTTTTCTTCTGCATTACATACTATTCAACGAGAGTGTGAACTGTGCAATACTGGCAAACAAATTAGCCACAGCCAGAGAACTACTATCCAGACTACAACTTGCATACGAGCATCTACCAAAGTGGATGCAACAGGGTGTGGTCGTATGGAACAAAGGAAACATTGAACTTGAAAATGGTTCTAAGATTCTTGCAGCGGCCACATCTTCATCTGCAGTCAGAGGTAGTTCTTTTAATATCATTTTCCTTGATGAGTTTGCTCACGTTCCAAATAATATTGCAGATCAGTTCTTCACTTCAGTTTATCCTACGATTTCTTCTGGTGAAACTACCAAAGTATTCATAGTATCCACACCACTTGGCCTTAATATGTTCTATAAACTATGGGTGGATGCAGAAGAGGGTAGAAACAACTATACACCAATAGACGTACATTGGGCAGAGGTGCCAGGTAGAGATGAAAAGTGGAAACAAGAAACGATTAAGAATACAAGTGAATTGCAATGGAACCAAGAATTTGAGTGTGAGTTCATAGGTTCTACTCTCACTCTCATTGCACCTTCTAAGCTCAGAACGATGACATTTAAGAATCCAATCCATTCCAGAAATGGGTTTGATATTTTTGAAGAACCAAAACCTAACAAAATGTATTGTGTCATTGCAGATACAGCACAAGGTAAAGAACAGGATTACTCTGCATTGAGTGTTTTTGATATATCAGAAATACCATATAGACAGGTTGCAAAATATAGAGATAATACTATTTCTCCTATGTTGTATCCAAATGTGATTTATCAGATTGGAATGCAGTATAACACAGCATGGTTATTGGTGGAGGTCAATGACGTAGGTGCAAACGTTGCAGAGACATTACACTTTGAACTTGAGTATGAGAATATCATGATGTGTTCTATGCATGGCAGAGCAGGTCAAAAACTTGGTGGTGGTTTCGGTAAGAATGCACAACTTGGTATAAGAACGAGTAAACAACTCAAGAGAATAGGTTGTGCAGCTCTGAAAGACATGATTGAAACTGACAAACTAATAATCTATGATTTTGACACACTTGCAGAACTGACTACGTTTGCATCAAAACATAACTCATACGAAGCCGAAGAGGGTTCACATGATGATCTTGCAATGACTTTGGTTATATTTGCATGGTTAGTACAACAACAATACTTTAAAGATTTGACAGACCTTGATATTCGTAAACAGATGTATAAGGACCAGATGGAAGCCTTAGAACAAGATATGTTACCCTTTGGTATTATTGACGATGGCCAAGAATCAGAATCATATACAGATAGTGAGGGTACAAGATGGGGTGTAGTAGAAACTCAAAGAAATTATTTTTAAGCACTATCACTAAATCCAAAATCATCTGCAGGTTCTGGTCCTCTTTCCTTTATTGACTTAATTAACTTTTTTGCATCTGGGTGTATTCTCGTAGAATTGTATTTAAGTCTTGATTCACTTTTGGTACATACGATGAGATGGTCTGGATTTACACAGCAATTATTCTGACATTCTTGATGTACGATATGTTTGTCGGGTATTTCACCCTTATAATGTTCATAAGCAAATCTATGTGCAGGAATAGATTTTCCTTGATAAGAAAACATTCCATACCCTTGTTGTGTTCTTGAAGCAGTCCATTGCCAACAATCACTCCCTGAGTTTTTAGAAATCTTGCCTAAAAAACGATCAATCGGATTCATTTTCAAACTCCAAAAATGTTTATACTTCAGTAAATATTTATACTAATGAAACTCTGTATTTTATAAATATTCTCAGATAGTTTTTCAACAAATTATAGGAGAGATAAGATGGCCTTTCAAATAAGTCCTGGCGTAAATACTTCTGAGATTGATTTAACAACTGTTGTACCCGGCGTCTCTTCCATTGATGCAGGATTTGCCGGTGCTTTCAGATGGGGGCCAATCAATGACGTAACGCTAATTGATTCTGAAGATTTACTAGTACAGACATTTCAAAAACCAGATGCAAATACTTTTGCTTCTTTCTTTACTGCAGCAAATATCCTTAACTACACAAGTAGTCTGCACGTAGTAAGAGCTGCAAATACATCTGGAGCAAAAAATTCATATTCAACAAGTGGAACTGCTGCTCCACTCATCGCAAATAGTTCAGTATATTACAATACCTATGATGAGGGACAAGCTGGAGTGATAACCTCCGCAGGACCTTTTGCAGGTAAATTTGCAGGTTCACTTGGAAACAGTCTTAGAGTTTCCCTTTGTGGTCCAACAAGAGCAAATCTTGCCTCTGGAAATACAGTAGTTGCATCTAACTCTGACGTTGCACTCACAGGAACAATTGCTGTTCATGCAACAAGTGGTGCAGTAACAGGAACAAACACACTTTTTGGTGTAGAACTTAGGGTTGGAGATGTAATCCAAACAAATAATGGAAATACTTTTGTAGTTTCTGCAATAGCAAGTAACACAGCAGTGACAGTAAATAGAGATCCAGTATCAGGAGAAATAACTGGTGGTGCAACTGCAGTTCGTTTTAAGAGATCTGCATTTGAAGAACCTTCCAAAAACATGATTGGAACAGTTGCAGTTACAGCCAATAGCACAACAGTTACTGCAACAACAGGCACAGCAAGAAATGCTGCAACAACGGCTTTTAATCTTCAATACAAAGTTGGTGATATTATTAAGATCAATGGAGAAGAAAGAAAAGTTGTTACAGTTACAAACTCTTCTAGTATGGTTGTTAATACTGGATTCACAAATAC